TCTTACGTCTGCAATTAGAATGAAAAACGTAAAATGAGCAAGATCACATTAGAAGCGCGTCCTTTGGAGACTTTCCCTTGATGGGACGTAGTTTTATGACTTCACGGTCAGTTGGTGTTAAATGGGACTTAACACCTTAGTTTAACGACTTTACGGTCTAATAGAGTCAGAATCTAAAAATAATATTCTAACTCCAATACTTTGGAATATGTATTCTCAAAATCGAGTGGCATATCCCCATGAGGTCGCATAAATGGAAAAAGATTATTTTTCAATTCCAAGAGATGTTCTCTCCAGAATTCAAACTTCTTCTTACCATGCAAACTAAACTCACGAAGAGCAAAACACATATTATCTAATGTAATTTGTTCTCCTTCTTTGCCTTTCTTGGTCCAATTTAACATCTCAGCGATGGCACTCTCTCTAAGAGGTGCTACCCATCGATTCAATTTCTTATCCAAATAGAAACTGCGTTTTAGGAACTCTACTTCATTTAAAGATCTAAACGCTGAAACAGCAGAACCTTTAAGTTCAGTAGTATATTCCATACCACACATTGCCATATAGGTTGGTAAAGTCAATTCATTAAAAATTTCTCTATATATGGATCTAACACTAAAAATGTTATCATCTCCCAATACCATAAGAATACAGTTATCATTGAAACCAGTAATATCTAGCCCTGCATAACCCCATGAAATTCTAAAAACTATATTATTATATATAGTATTAATAATAGCTGTCATAGGATTTCCGCTTGGCAAGCCTGAAAACCATTCATAAACACAACCTCTAAAAACATGACGTGAATTAGTAATCTCCATGAACAAAGCAGTTCTAATGAAATTTTCTTCTTCCGTCGCATTTGAATAAAATCGGTTTATCATATCTAAAATTTTATTGTGGATCAAGGTCCACTGTCGGGTATCAAATTGTCCCTGATCACCAGCGGCAATAACTTTTTCATCACTACTAGTGGAAAATTTAAGTAGCATCCTAGACATGGTATCCCATCCGTTTGAGTACGGATTAAGTCCTACAGCCGAACCAATTTTTATATTGGATTCTACGTAAGAAGATATAAAAGAACCGAAATACATTCGAAAAAGTACTAAAAGTACAAAAGGACAAGCACTAAATAGCCTTGTTTTTCCTTCTAAAACTTTATGTAATTCTCGAGTTTCGTCTTTTCCGCATTGTTTATATGCGAAAAAAGGTCTAATACCAGAACGATAAAGATCAAGAGTGCTTTCTACTAAATTAGCAATACGCAGATAAGCATCTTCCATCTTTTGTTCATCGCCCTGATGACAGGCTTGGTAATATTCCTTCTTCAAATCTATCTCACAGCTTGTAGACATAGGAAATCCAGAACTAGTAGAACTAGCTATGGAATTTATGTTCTCGAAACTATGTAAAACCGTACGAACATCATAAATTTTACGATAATCTAGTGCTACAGTATTACACTGTAAAAACAAATTTTCATAAGACTCAATAGATTCGCTAACAAGTTTTATGTCAAGGTCAGGAGATACTTTACCATATTTATTAAAAGCCTTCTCCAAAGGATCAATCAAAAAACCATTTTTATCGTAAAAGGGCTTTATTTTTGCTGGTAAAGAGTTTACTTCATGATAAGGATTTGGAAGTTGCTTAAACAACCTCGATTTCCTTATTTCAGACTTATACGGCTCCATTGGAACATATTTAGGCTGTAATTTGAAGATTGGCTGTAAACCTCCTTGAGCTTCATAATCATTATCAAGCAAAAAACTTGGCAACTCTTCATCATCAAAGGACAATTCCTTACCAAAAGTTTCTTCAATTAAGGTTTGTAGATTTTCTTGTATCATTACAGTTGAGAACCCATTACCATCACCTCCAGCAACATGCATTCCACACAAGATTCGGTTGGAAAAATTACCTTCACCAACAACGAGCATGGAACCACAATCACCCCTAGAACCATCCCACCTATACATGAAGTTCTGTTGGAGCTGGTATATAGAATTGGTATTATCTTCCCAAATAGCAGAAATGTTAATACTTCCTTTATTTAGGGAAACTTGCGCGTAATGATTTCTCAACCCTAAGGTTGTCAATCCAGAAGGATGATATGACCCTACTATTTGACCCGCAAAACTTGTAGTTCTAAGAAGATTATCATAATCTCCAGCGGTCAAGAAATAAGGTAAAGTACCTTTAGACATTTTTTGAGCACATTCTAGCTTTACTAAACATACATCACTATCTGATGCACTGTCAGTAGTTCTGAAACTATTTATAAATTCTAAAATATCCACAGAATACCTATTAGAAC